AATGAAAAAAAAAAGGAGCGAGCCCCCCCCGCCGGCGCGGCGGATTCTCTACACCTATTAGCGGACTAGGCTATATAGGTGATGAAGCGCGAATGTAAGCTCATGTACCAAAGCGCCGACCGAGTGCAACAGATGAAAGCCGTGCGTGTAGATGATATCGGCTTGAGTGATGACGGTGGCTGTGAGCTTTAAGGCTGATATCCAGCCAAAGCGCTTCTTTTTTCTTGCTCTTTTTCTTCTCATAGCATTTTCCTCCTTTCCGATTTTTTCCGCTTTGCTTGCGGTGCCGTCACAGTATCACGGCGAATTTTATTTTGTCAAGCGATTTTGAAAAAAAATATTTTTTTGGCGTCCGTTTATGCGGATGCCTTTTTTTTTATATAAAGTCGTTGAAGAATCAATTAACTTGATTTTATATTTCTTTATATATACTAGCGACATACAGAGAAGTAAGCATATAAAAAAGCGCACGCGTGCCACGCGCAGAGCGCCCCACTTGCGCGTTTGAGCATAGAACGAAAAACTTACAAGGTACTTCCTGGAGGGGTGGGGTATAGCGGGGCGGAAGAGGCGCGGCGTTTTTGGCTATAAAGACTTTTTTTAGGGTGACTTCCTTCCTCAAAATGGGGCAGGAAGCTAAAAATCGCTACCTTGTAAGGCAAGCAAAACAGATAGGGAGAAAAAGCGGAAATGAGAGAGGGGACATTTGAGGCATGGAGGTGAACCAGAAAGAGCTTGCGGCGTGCCTCGGAATCACCTCCAGAAGAGTGCGACAGCTACGCGAAGAAGGCCTTTTCCAATTCGCGCCCGGGAGCAAAAGATATTCATTAGAAAAATGCGTTCAAGAATATATCGAATTCAAGATAGATGAAGAGACGGGAAGAAAAGGGAATATAGATAAAGAACGAGTTAGCGCAGAGCACGAAGAAATCAAAAAGCAAATATCCGAAATTAAATTAAAAAGACTAAAGAGGGAGATGCATAGAGCCGATGATGTTGAATTGTTCTTGACGGATATGCTGCTACATTTCAAACAAAAGCTGACATTATTGCCGCCAAAACTGGCAATTGGAATAATTGGAGAGACAGATATAAATCTGGTTGTAAAAAAAATAGAGGAAGGAGTAAAAGACGCACTTTCCGAACTGGCAGAATACAATCCGGACGAAATAGAGCGGACAGAAGAGACGACAGAAGGCGAGGAAGGTGAAGAGTGAGCGACAGGGAGCGGCAGAGAAGAAAGACGGCGAAGCTGTTTCGGCGCGTGATCCGGAATACGTTAAGCCCGAAGGAAACACTTACAGTGTCGGAATGGGCAGAGCGGTACCGGGTGCTGGACGGAACGTCAAATATACAGGGCAAATGGTCCAATGATGTGACTCCGTATTTGCGTGGGATTATGGATAGCTTTGTGGATCCGGCAGTTAGAAGAATTTACTTTTGCAAGGCGTCGCAGATTGGCGGAACAGAGGCCATGCTGAACATGCTGGGATATATCGTGACTGAAAGCCCGGCGCCGACAATGATTGTCTATCCAACAGATGACTTGGGAAAAGAAGTGTCAAACCTGAGAATCAAGCCTGCCTTCAGACTGATTCCGGAGGTCAAGAAGGTCTTCAAAGAACAGGAGTCGAAGGAACTGGAACTGAGGTTTACGACTATGACACTTTTCTTGAACGGAGCGGGGAGCCCGTCAAAGCTGGCGTCGAAGCCGATTAAGTATCTCTTTTTTGATGAGATCGACAAGATGGGTGGAGCATCAAAGAAAGAGGCGAGCCCGTTTAACCTGGCACTGGAGAGAACAAAGACATATAGGCCACAAGAAAAAGTGTATGCGTGTTCTACGCCGACACTACGCGACAACTACATTTGGAATCTGCATGATGGGGCAGATGAGGTGAGGCACTACTTTGTGCCGTGCCCGAATTGCGGAGAAATGATAGAACTGCGGTTTGCGCAAATCAGATTTGAAAAAGATGATGAGAAGCGGATGAGCATAGCAGAGCGCGCAAAGACAGCCGAATATTTCTGTGAGGTGTGTGGGCTGGAAATCAAGAATGAAAGCAAACCGGAAATGCTGCGGCGAGGTGAATGGCGAGCGGTCAGGAAAAGAGGCATTGGAGCGCCGCGATCGGTAGGATTCTGGATAAATTCGTTGTATAGCGTGTTTCTCAAATGGGAGGATGTGGCAGAAGAGTTTTTGAAATCGTATGAGGATCCGGAGCAACTGCAGAACTTTACGAATTCATGGCTGGGAGAACCGTGGGAAGACACGAAGCTAAAAACGACGGCTGACACGGTGCAGGACAGAGAGACCGAAGAAGAAGAGTTTGTTGTGCCGTCATGGGCGGCCTTTTTGACGGGCGGTGTAGACGTACAGGAAACAAGCTTGTACTACACAATTCGAGCCTGGGGGAAATACACAACGTCACAAAACATAACGCACGGACAGGCGCTAAGCTTTGAAGAGATTGCCGACGTGATGAACCGTGAGTACACAACGGCGGATGGAAGAAAGATGCTTGTGAAGCTATGCCTTGTGGACTCCGGATATCAATCGGATAGCACATATGATTTTTGCGTGAGCAATTCAGACTGGGCGCTGCCGGTAAAAGGTTCGTCAAATCCAATGAGGGACAGGTACAAAATCAGCAAAGTAGACCGGCAGGGCTCGCGGGCGTACGGAATGCAACTGGTTCTGGTAGACGGAAACCAATTCAAAGATTCTATTTCGGCGCGGATGCGGCGCGAAAATGGACAAGGGTCATGGATGGTATTCCGAGGATGCGACGAAGAGTATAGGCAACAAGTGACAGCAGAACACAAAGTCGTTGAACGTTACGGCGGTAAAAGCAAAACTGTATGGAGACAGAAACACTCTCATGCAGATAACCACTATCTGGACTGCGAAGTTTATGCAATGGCGGCGGCAGAGATGTGCGGGGTTAGGAGCCTGCATCTTGCGGCGGCTGAAAAGCAAGAAGAAAAGGTTGAGCAGAGAACGGTCAAAAAGGAAGAAGCATGGATACAGAGTGTGGATAACTGGATGGAGGGCTACACATGAGCGAAGACGAACTCAAAGTATACGGGACTCCGGAGGAACAGCTTGAAACGGTAAACGCGGCGATTTATGCGGTGCTTCAAGGCGGACAGCGCTACAAGATCGGAACGCGAGAACTGGAACGTGCGGATTTGAGACAGTTGTTAAAGATGCAGCAGCAGCTGAAAGCAACGGTACAAGCAAGCGAGCCGACAAGCCTATTGCCGGACACATTTGTTGCGGTATTCCAAGGGCGGTAAGCAGATGGACGTTTTGGGGAAGGTTATAGGCGTGTTCTCGCCGGAGAGAGCGTATAAGCGGGCGGCATTCAAACAGGCATTGTTAGAGCTGGAACGGTCAATGAGCTATGACGGCGCAAGCTACAGCAATGTAAACTCAAACACGAACTGGTATGCCGAAAACATTCCCGCGGCATGGCAAGACGCTGGGGAGCGGGACACGTTGAGAGCACGCGCAAGAGATCTTGAGCGGAACTCGGATGTTATGAACGCCATAGTCGGCGCGTACAAGCGGAATGTGTACGGCGCGGGAATCAGGCTTAGGTCTAAGGCGGAATCACCGGAGATTTGCGAGCGAATTGAAAAAGCATGGGAGATTTGGTGCAAGAAGGAAAACTGCGATGTAACGGGAACGCAAAGCTTTGATTCACTGATGCGTATGGCGATTCGCAGAAAGAAAGTGGATGGCGGAATACTGTTCATTAAGACGCACACAAACGGCGGATTCATGAAGTTTAAGCTGCAGGCGCTTGAGGTGGATGCGCTGGACGACACGGCGACAGGCCGCGGGAGCAACAGAATAATCGGCGGGATCGAATATGACGCCTATAACAAGGCGATCGGATATCATATCAGGCAGTTTTCGCCGGATGGATTGACGGAAACAGAACCAAAGTTCTATCCGGCAAAGGACGTGATCTTCTATTTCACAAAGAATAGGCCAACGCAGCTTAGAGAGGTATCAGACCTTGCGGCGACAATTACGCGAGTAAGAGATATCAATGAGTTTATGCGCGCGCTCGCGGTGAAGGAGCGCCTGCTAGCGTGTCTGAGTATCTTTATCAAGCGCGACTCGCCGCCGACAACGGGAAGAATATACGGCGGACCGGAAGACGGATATGCGGGCAAAACAATTTCGCCCGGAACAATCAATTATTTGTCGCCGGGGGACGATATCAGCGTAGTACAGCCGAACATGCAGGCAACGGACGCGACAGCACATATCAAGCAGCAAATAAGAATGCTGGGCAGCGGGCAGGGATTGAGTTATGAGCTGGCGTCGAGAGATATGTCAGAAACAAATTATTCTTCGGCGCGACAAGGTGCAATCGAAGATGATCTGACATTTGAAGAAGAACGCCAACAACTCCTGGATGTGATGGATGAAATCTATGAAGCGTTTGTGAGAGAACTGTTCTTGGAGAACAAGCTGTTTGAGAGCGGCGCGCCGGAGGAAAGAAATTTCTTCAACAAGTTGCATGAGTACACGCGCCACAAATGGATTAAGGCGCCGAAGAAGTGGATTGATCCTGCGAAGGAAGCAGCGGCAAACAAAGACGCGCTTTTGACAGGGCAGAAAACATTTGCAGATATGGCGGCTGAGAACGGTAAAGACTGGCAGGAGCAGCTTGAGGAAATGGCGCGAGTAAAAGACTATGCGAGTGAGCTGGGGATAGATTTAACAGGGCAATTACTCGGAGAAAGGAAAGAGGAGATAGCGGAGAATGAAGAAAAGCAGACAGGGACAGACGACGAATAATAACGTGCCTCGCCCGGAAGCACAGGAACGTTTTCAGAGAGACGCAGCAGAGGGAGAAATATCCGCAGTTGCAGAGACTGGAGAGGACGAAAGAGTAGTAGAACTTTCGTTCTCTTCGGAGACGCCTTACGAACGGTGGTTCGGAACAGAGATACTGGACCACAGTGATGGATGCGTAGACCTTGCGCGATTGCAGACCATTGGATGCACGCTATTTAATCACAACAGGGATTATGTGATTGGCAGGGTGGTCGAAGCGTGGATTGAGAACGGGCGAGGGAAAGCCAAGGTAAAGTTTGATAACGACGTAGAAGCGGAAAAGGTCTTTGCTAAGGTGAAGTCCGGAACGCTTAAGGGAGTATCGGTCGGATATCAAGTCGATGTGTGGGAGGAGGTGGAAAAGGGAAAGAAATCGACGGATGGAAGGTTTAAGGGTGAGTGCTACATTGCAAAAAGATGGTGGCCGTATGAGATTTCGATTGTATCGGTACCGGCAGATGACAGTGTAGGAGTTGGAAGAAGCATGGAAGATAAAAACATGGAGGATGAAATGGCAAACGGGAGAAGAGAGACTGGGATTAGCAACAATGAGGAGAGACAGGCGGCGCAGGTGAACAACGGCCCGGCGGCACCGGCAGCAAGCAGCCCGGAGGGAAATGCTACGCAGGAGCGTTCCGGCGCGGCAGACGAAGCGGCGGGCAACGAGGCATTGAGGAGAGAACGGGAGAGAACGGATGCGCTGCTCGGCATGGAGCGGGAGTTCGGTGTGGATCTGAGAGAGATGATTAGAAACGGAAGTTCGCTTGACAGCGCGCGCGAATATGTGCTTGAGCACTTGAGAAGCACGAATACGCCGGCGGCGCAGGGCGCAAGAACGGGCGAGACCGGTCAGGACAGATATGTTCAGGATATGACAGATGCGCTACTGATGAAGGGCGGCATGGATGTTGAGGGTGCAAGCGAGTCGGCACGAAGAAGAGCGGGAATGAGCCTACGCGCAATCGGCGAAGAATGCCTTGAGAGATTTGAAAATGTGTCGGGGACCAGAGAAATGAGCGGCGATGAGATGTTCAGCATGCTTACGAGACAGTATTTCAATCCGTCCAGCGCGTTCCCGGCAATTCTTGACACGACAATCAACAAGGCAATTGTGCAGCAGTACGACGCAGTCAATACAACTTTTCAGAAGTGGACGACGAAGGGAACCTTGCAGGACTTCAAGGAGAGCCGAGATCATGAATATGTGATGGGCGGTCTTTCGCCTTTTGAACGAGTTCCGGAGAACGGAGAGCTGAAAGAAGATGTTCCGAAGACAGCTTTGCTGCCCACGAGAAAGCTGGACACCTACGGCAAAAGCTTCAGCATGACGCGAGAGGCATTTATCAACGACGATATCGGATTTTTGACGAGGGTTCCGGCACTGTATGCGCAGCGGTACAAGAACACGATCGACGAGATGGTGTACCGTAAGATTTTTGACAATGGTGTGACGTTCGATGGCGTGAATCTTTTTGACGCCAATCACAAAAACCTTGCAAGCGGAGCGGGCGAGAAGCCGACGCAGGCGGTTATCCAGGCGATGATTACGATGATGCAGCTGCAGAAGGACAACTTCGATAAGGCAATGTATGTCAGACCGAAGTATATTGTGGTCCCGGTTGGCTGGGGATTCGATTTACAGGTGATTTTCCATTCGGCGCAGGTCGTGGGAAGCGATTTTAACGATGTAAACCCGCTGCATGGATATCCGATTGAAATCGTTGAGACTCCGGTTCTGAACATGCTCGCGGGCAGCGGCAAGGCACCGTGGTTCATGGTTGCAGATCCGAACAGCGCAAAGAGCATTCAGGTAGACTACCTGAACGGACAGGAGAAGCCGATTGTGGAGCGCGACACGGTGGCAACGAAACTGGGATTCTACTGGAAGATTTACGGCGATTTCGGCGTGAATGTGAGAGATTTCAGGGGAATTGCAAGAAATAACGGCGAAGTGATTCAGTGATGAGCGGGAGCGGGATGCAAAAGATATAGCGTCCCGCTATCGCATTACAACCTGCAAGGCCTGAAAAAAGAAAAGGAGAAAACAAAAATGACAGCGATGTATGAGATGCGCGGTGAGGCGCTGGATTACAAGAACGAAACGGGCGCCGATATCAAGGCTGGAGACATTGTGACGCTTGGAAGCAAGCGGATTGCCGTTGCCGGTTCGGACATTGATAAGAACGAGATTGGAGCGGTACATGTAACGGGTGTTTTTGCAATGCCGAAGAAGACGGCATCGGATGTGATCGCCATGGGCGTGCCGCTGTTTTGGGACGCAACCGGAATTGCGCTGTCCGGGACGGTCGAGGCTGGCTATGCGGCAGCGGCGAGCAAGGCGGGCGAGCTGACCGTGAAAGTGAAGTTGGTAGGATGATCGCGCTGATGACGCTATTCAGCGGCAATCACATGTATAGCCGGGGTGAAGTTATTCCGGATGATTTGCCGCTGATAGAGGCGATGAAGGAGTGCGGAAGCATTTGCACCGAAGAAGAGTGGGCAGAAATGCAGATGCAGGGAAGCGCAAATGTCAAAGCGATGGCGGAGGCACTTCCTGCCGGAATCGAGGCAGCGAGTAGCACGCAAGGAAACGCCGGTGAGCTACTTGTGGGAGTTCCGAAGAAGGGAAGAAAGCAAGAGAAAAAATGAGCCCGGAAGACAGAAGGCCGAATTTTAAGAGACTGGCGTTCCAGGATATCAAAAATGTTTTCTTGAATGATGATGAGTTTGGCGAGTACCACACGCTGAACGGGAAAAGGATGCTGTGCACGGTTGACGCAAACGAGGTTGAAGCACGCGGCAAGAAGCAATTTGAGCACAGCAGAATCGATGGAATTTTCGAAGACAACATGATTCTGTATGTGGCACGCAAGGACTTTGGGCAGCAACCGGCACACGGAAGGCAGCTGGATTTCGACGGCGAGAAATTCATTGTGACGGACAGCAGAGATGAGGGCGGAATGTATTCAATCACGATTCAGAGGTTCAGATCGTAATGAGCAGAATCAGCAGTGCGCAGATTTATGTGAATCCGGAAGACCTGAGAAAGATTGTGGGAGCGCTGGGGAAGATTGAAAGAATCAGTGAAGAAGCGGTGCTGTCAAAAGCCGTAAACGCTACGCTGAGGAAGGCGCAAAGAGTGCTGTCACAAAAGGCAAAGATTTCCTACGCGGGCGAAGCGTCGAAAGGGATTCGGGACCGGTCGAAGATTGAAAAGGCGGTGGCGCGGGGGCTTGAGCCGGAGGGAACGTTACGTTTCCGGTCGGAACAGCACGCCATTACAAAGTTCAAATTTTCGCCGAGAAGCACGCCGACGAAGTTTTTGGAAGATACCGTAAAGCATTTCAGACGTCTGAACTTCAAAAGCCAAAAGAGACCGGACGGAAGAACGATTGGCGTGAAGGTAGGAAAGCAGAAGCGGTACTATGTGCACGCCGGACAGATTCGAGGAAACAAGGGAAAGTTATTCCATGATGTCTTCGTTGTGCAGTTCAAGAGCGGACACATTGCGCTGGCTGAGAGAGCGGGAAAAGCAAGATTCCCGATTAACCAGATTTTGGGTTCGTCCGACATGATGATGACCAAAAGCAAAAGAGTCTTTGGAGCGGAAGAGGAAAATATTGCGAAGTTCTACACGGAACAATGTGCAAAAAGCCTGGCACAGGCGCTGAAAAGACTGGGGAAAGCCTGATGGGCGGGCAGAGAAATAAGGGAAAGCGAAGGCGAGAATCGGTGAGATGAGAGAAGCAACGGGAGCGGGAAACACGATTTTTCATTGTCAGCAGGCGTTGGCAAAAGAGATCGAGAAATTGACGACAGGGATGCTCTTTGAGGATGCGGCAAGCGGGAAGGCCGGAAGAGAAATCTTGTCGCCGATGCGAATTTATCTGCAGAACCTGCCGATTGCCGCATTTGACGTGGGAGCCTTAGAAGATGAGGCGGCAAGTGAATCGATTGAATACCAGAGCTTACAGACGGAAGACGCTTTGTGTGCGGCGCCGTGGTGCAACATCAAGATTGACAATATCAAGACTGAGGGGTCAAACGCAGAGCAGCTGGTGAAGGTCGCAATTATTTTTGGAGTATACGACAGCGGAACCGGATGCAAAGGGCATGAAGGATTGCTGAATTTATTCCAGAGAGTCACAGAACGATTCATGAAGGAACCTTTGCTTGCACATGCGTTTCGGAATGACAATGAGTTTCGCTCTGAGGTAGCAGAGGAGAACACACACCCGTATTATTTCGGCGTTACGACAACGGGATTTTTTATCAAAGCACCGGAGAGAGAACTGGAAGGAGAGTGGGATTAAATGAGAGAAGAGGAGGACAAGGCAACGGCGGCAAGGGCTGGGAAAGATGCTGTGAATGCAGCAAATGACAATCCGAAAGACCAGAAGGCAGACGGAGAGGGCGTAGCGGCAAGCACTGCCGAAACGGCGGGAGAGCCGGCAGAAAACGAAAAGAGCGCTGAGGGCAAGGCGAGCAAGGCGGAAGAGACCGCAAGCGCACAGGAGGCACTGATTTATATGGGGCCTTCAAAAGGCGGGATTGCACAGAACACGGTTTTCGCTGACGGCAAGCTGGATGACAGAGCGTTGAAGGTGCAGAGCATGACACCGCGTGCGAGTTTGCTGTTTGTGCCGATTTCGCAGTTATCGGATGCACGGAAGATGCTGCATCGGGAAGGGACTGCAATTCAGTTGGCGTACAAGGCGCTGAGAGACAGGGAGGAGTGAGAGAATGAAGTATTTGCACAAGATTGAGACCAGGGAGCGGGACCTTACGATCGCGACACCGCAGACCGCAGTTGCCGGGCTACAGGTGATTGTAGGCACGGCCCCGGTGAACATGACGGACGATCCTGCCGCCACAGTGAACACACCGATTGTCTGTGAGACATTTGATGAGGCAGAGCGAAAGCTGGGATTCTTGGAAGACTACAAGAACTATACGCTTTGCGAGGCGATGGACGCGAGTTTCCGGAAGTTCGGTGTTTCGCCGCTGATTTTCATTAATGTGCTGGATCCGGCAAAGCATAAGACAACAATGCCTGCGGAAAGCGGCACGGCACAGGATGGAGTCTTTGTGGTGAAAAAGACCGGCATTCTGAAATCGAGTGTTGTGGTAAGCGGCGCGAGCGGCGCGCTGACACTTGACACGGATTATGTGCTGGATTTCACGGAGGAAGGATATTTGTCGATTTCCTTCCTGACGGCACAGACGACTGTCAGCGTGACGGCGGATATGCTGAATCCGGCGGCGGTCACAGAGGATGACATTATTGGCGGTTTCCATGCGGAGAGCGGCACGGAGAGCGGCCTGGAAGTCGTGCGGCAGATTTATCCGAAGACCGGATATGTTTTCGGTATGCTGGTTTGCCCGAAGTGGTCGCAGAAAAAGAAGGTCGCAGCAGTTATGGCGGCAAAGACGGAAGATGTGAACGGCCTTTTCAATGCGATTGCGGTGATTGACCTGGATACGGAGACTTGCAAGAAGTATACGGATGTCAAGAAAGCGAAGGAACAGCTGGGCGTATCGGACAAGAACGCTGTCATTGTCTGGCCTTGCGTCAAGTACAAGAACAGTGTGTACGACTATTCCGTTGTGTGGGCGGCACATGCGGCGCTACTGGATGCGGAAAACGGCGATGTCCCGTACAAGTCCCCGTCGAACAAGCCGATTGGCGTTTCGTCCACCTGTCTGGCAGACGGCAAGGAAATCTATCTGGACAACACGCAGGCAGCATTCGTGAATTCGTGCGGCGTGGTGACGGCAGTCAATGACCAGGGATGGAAGTCGTGGGGCAATGAGAACGCGGGCTTTCCGGAAGTAACCAGCGCCAAGGACCGCTATATCTCGAACCGGCGGATGATGAACTGGTATCGTAATCGCTTTGTGCTGGCGTATAAGGACAGGGTGGATGATCCGGCATCTCGGAGAACGGTTGAGGCGTTTGTGGATTCGGAGAATCAGTATTTGAATTCGCTGGCGTCGGGCGGCTACATTCCGGCAGGATGCAAGATTGGCTATGACGAAAAAGTAAACACGACGGAAGCAATCATGAACGGCGATGTCGTGTTTGACACACAGCTCGCATTTTTCCCGGTCGCAAAGCATATCGTGAACCGAATCAGCTTCAATCCGCAGCTGATTACGGACGCACTGTCTGGAGGTGAGAAGTAATGAGAAACAGAATCACGAGATCGATGATTCCGGAAGTCATTAATAACTTCAATGCGTATGTTGGAGAAAACGGCGAAAAGCTGATTGGACTTTCCGGACAGGTGACACTGGCAAGCCTGGAGCTTATGACGGCAGAAATCAGCGGCGCGGGAGTTGGCGGAACGTACAGTGTGCCGGTGGGCGGGCTTTTCCAGGACATTACGCAGGAAATCCCGATGCAGGCGCTTACACCGCAGATTGCGCAGATGCTGAACATCAAGAAGAAGTGCCGGATCACGCTGAGAGGCGCAATGCAGATTTATGACAGAGAGACGGGCGCGAGAGACTATGTGCAGATGCGGTACACGGTTGAGGGGGCTGTCAAAGGAATGAATCCGGGAAATCTCCAGCTGGGCAACCCTATGGGCACAACGATCACGGTGTCGGCAACCTATGTGTCGCTGGTTGCCGGTGATGACACGCTGATTGAGATTGACAAGCTGAATCAGATTTGCGTTGTGGACGGCGAAGATATTATGCGAGAGATTCGCGAGAGCTGCTAAGAGAATCAAGACGGCCGGTGCTGCATGAGCGGCATCGGCTTTTTCTAAAAGGGAATAGGAGAGGTGCGAACAATGGGAAGACAGAATAAAACGGCGGGCGGAGAAAATGGCGGAGTAAGCACGACGGCGGAAGCAAATGTAAAGCAGGGAGCGGCGGGCGCAGAGCAGGACAAGGTACCGGCGATTATGCCGCTGGAAGTGCCGTTTGAGTTTGAGGGGGAAACATACGAAAGCATTGATTTGTCCGGTCTGGCAACGGCAAGGGCAGAGGATATGTGCGAGGTGGATGAGGAAGCCAAGCGGCAGGGAGACAGCAGCGCAAACGGGCTGCATCCGGAAATCACGCGGAAGTACGCAATGCTGCTGGCGTGCCGATTGAACCGGAAGCCCTACAACTGGCTTGACAAGATGAATGCAAAAGATTCGATTCGGCTGAGAGAGACGGTGACAGCTTTTTTCTACTTTATGGCCTGAGCCGAGAATCGGCGGCAGAACTTAGGAAGATTATTGTCTGGATGTCGCTGAGGCTTAGGACGGGAATTGAATTTTTCTATCGGATGAAGATTACGGCTTTACTGGAGTGGGCAGAGACCGTGCGGGAGATGACTGAGGAGAAGTAATGGCGGGAAGAAATACGCAGTATGATTTTCTGATTAAAATTTTGGGTCGCGTGGATCCGTCGCTCAAAACATCGGTGCAATATACCAAACGGCAAATGCAGAAATTCGAGAGCGATTTCTACAAGACGGAAGCCGGTATCTGGAAGAAGGCAACGGGCATTGCGTCGGCTGTCGCAAAAGTGGGAGCGGCAGCGGGAGTGGCAACGGGGGTTGCGCTTAAGAAGGCATATGACATTGGGTCGGAATTCGAGAAGCACATGGACGAATGGTCCGCAACTGCCGACGCAAGCAATACGCAATACGAAAAAGCAAGGGAAGCCGCGCTTCTTTGGGGACGCAAGACCACAAAGACAGCGACGGAGTCGGCAGATGCTTTGAAGTACATGGCGCTTGCCGGATGGGATGTGAATACGTCAATTAAGGCACTGCCGAGCGTTCTGAAACTTTCTGAGGCAACAAACCTTGATCTTGCAAGAACGAGTGACCTTGTGACTGATGCTATGTCGGCAACGGGAACGGAAGCGGGAGACCTGGCACGCTTTCTGGATGTCGCGGCAAAAGCAAACAACCGTTCCAACCAGACGGCGGAACAGTTGCTGGAAGGATATATCAGAACGGGCGCCCAGTTGCATGATTTACATGTCCCGATTGAGGAATCGGCAACGGCATTTGGTGTGCTGGCAAACCGCGGTTTGAAGGCGGAAGAGGCAGGAACAGCATTGCGGTCGGTTTTAATCAACCTGACGACAGGAGCCGGAAGCGCCGGGAAAACGATGGAGAAGCTCGGCATATCGGCATTTGATGACGAGGGAAGATTCATTGGCCTGAAAAACACGATGATGCGCGTAAACGACGCAACGCGGAACATGAGCGATGAGCAGAGGAACGCCGCGCTTTCCGCGCTGGGCGGCAAGCGAAATGTGGCGGCGCTGAGCGATATGCTACAGAGCTTAAATAATACGCTGGCGGACGGAAGAACGGAGTGGGATGCACTCCGCGAGGACCTGGACAACGCCGGAGGCGCGCTGAACAAAATGTCGAAGGTTAAGATGGATAACCTTTGGGGCGATTTGAAGATACTTGAAAGCGCAATGCAGGACGCCGGAATTCGCGCATATGACGGATTCTCAAACCCGCTGAGAGATGCAACGCAACTGGCGACGAAAGAGGTATACAAGTTCTCGGACAATGTATCCGACAAGATTGGCGTGTGGTATCCGACGATAAAGCGGAATGCGGAAGAAGCCGGAAAAGGATTAAAGGAATTCACCGCACCGATGTTTTCGCTTGGGAAATGGCTTTTAGCGAACGGAGATTCTACGGTCGCGGTGCTGGCCGGTATTGCCGGAGGAATTACAACACTACACGCTGCGGTGAGCGCGCGGAAGTTGAGCAAGGAAATTATTAAGTTTACAAAGCTATTCAGCAATCCGATTGCAAGCCCGATTATGCTCATGGGAACGGCGGCTACAGTTCTGGTTGCGGTCGCGACGAAATATAAAATCGCATCGGAAGCAGCAAAGAAGGCGGCCTTAGACAAGACATTCGGAAACATTGCATTGTCTGAAAAAGAACTGCATGAAGTGTCCCGGAAGATTATCGGAGAAGGGACGATTGACAGGCTGGTAGGTTCTGTTGAGCGGCTTGGCGAGTTGAAGGACAGCGGGAAAGCAATCAGTGATGTGGCGGAGAAGAGCAAGGAGTTGCTCTTTAAGGTGAGAAACGGAATCACATTTACCAGCGACGATTCAGCGGCGCTGGGAGACAACATCAAGTCCATGATTGAGAACGGCCTTAAGATTGCAAGCGAGGCAAGCTATACAGATGCAATCAGTGTGCGGGCCCTTTTCGGAAATGACGAAGAGGGGAAAGGACTGATTCAGAATTTTGCAAGCTACAACGAACAGATCGGGAAGGAAATCAGCGAGAAGGGAGAAGAACTCGGAAAGCTGTATTCGGACGCTATCAAGGACGGAGCGATTGATAGTCATGAGGCAGAAATCATTGAGGCAAAGATTCAGGAGTACCAGAACATCACAGACGGAATCACGCGCTATGTGACCGAAGCAAAGCAGCGGCGATTGGTTGATGATGTGCTGGCAAAGGGCGGGCAGCAGTTGACGCCGGACAGCCTAAAGAATCTGTACGCTGATTTGAACAGCACAACGAAGGAAACGCTGAACAATCTTGAAACGACATACGAATACACGCAAGGCAAGCTGGAAAAACAGAGAGCTGATTCAGCGAGCGGAAAGATTGCGGAAGGAACTCCGGGATATCTCAGTGCCGATGATTACAATGCAGCGATAGAGCAGGCGCGGAATAAATACATCGGGGAGCGGAACCGTGTTTCGTCGGCAAGTGTGACTTCAAGCATTGAAGCAATTATGCGGGCGGATAGCGGCAAGTATCAGGCAGCGTCCGACCGGCTATCTGAGGCGATTGTAAAGGCTGAAAACGAAGCATGGGAAAAGGCGCAGGCAAGAGGCAATCCGGAAGCGCACTATGCCACTTATCTGCAGGAGAGTCTGGCGGCGGCGCAGTACACGGTGGGCGAGACACTGAGCAATGCGGAGGTGAAGAACCTACAAGACTTACGCAAGGCAATCGAACCGCAGATTGCTGAACTGAGAGCGGCGCGGGATGAGGCGTTAAAGCGCGGATTAAAGATTGATCCGGAGACGGCAAAAGCGATTAGTCTGGCGGACAATCTGGACATGCTGATTGGCGATAAAAATGCAATCTACAAGAAGGTTGGGTCCCTTTTCCAGGGAAACGAGAAACAGGTTTCTATACTGGAGGGCGCAAAGAATATCCCGGCTTTGATTAAAAACGGGATCATGTCCGGACTGAAAGAAAAACAGCTGGACGGAGCGGGGATTGCAAACAGCGTGGGAACGAGCATCAATTCGGGACTGCGGGAGAAATTAAACAGCGGATATTTTATGCAGAGCGCAATTCCGGCAGTGAACAATATGAGAAGCGCATTCCAGACCGCAACGCTAAGTACACCGATTGTCCTTACACCGGACATTCGAATTGATACGAGCCGCGCGACAATGGGAACGCTGCCGACAATACAAGCGGGGCCTGTGGGCGCGCCGGTGAATTATAGGAACAGCAGTCCGGCAGCCGGAAAGAAACAGACACCGCCAAAGACCACCAATTTCCTGAGCGGACTCTTTAAGAAAAACGCGCTTGGCGGTATCTATGACAAGCCGATTCTAACTGAGGTGGCAGAGGCCGGAGACGCGGAGGCTATTATTCCAATCAACAGGACGGCACGCGCGGCAGAGCTTTATAAAGAGACAGGGAGAAGGCTTGCGGCGCAGGGAAACGGCACTGAGACGGCGGCCGCGAATATCAGCTTGACTATCAATGTTGCGGGAAATGCGGACCGGAAAGAAGTTGAGGCGGCAGGACAGACGCTGTTAGACCGGTTCGGGGAGCTGATGCGGCAATATCAGAGAAGGGAGGCTCGGACGGCATTTTGAGGCAGTATGAGACGGTGAGCGGCGACACATTTGATGTTGTCGCTCATAAGATATGGGGAGATGCAAAAAGAGCCGGAGAGCTGATGCAGGCGAATTTTGCGGCATTGGAATATCTGATTTTCCCGTCCGGTGTGATCCTGAAAGTTCCGGAAGGCGGGGATATAAGCGCGGCGAGAAATCAGGCAAACGGGAAGGCAGGAGATGCATTTAATTTCAGGGAGGTAATTCTTGGGACTGGCAAGGCGGGCGCGGGTAAAGATTCTGTATGACGGACAGGACACAGGACTTTCTGAGAAGGCGCTATCGGTATCTTATACCGACAACGCCGAAGGGAAGTCAGACGATGTAAGGGTCACACTGGAAGATAGGGATTTGAAGTGGATAGAGGGGAAGAACAGCCTGCCGGAGATTGGGCATGAGCTGGATTTGACAATCTATCTGGATCACTGGGATACCGACCTTGATATGCAGAGCTACCATGTGGGTAAGTTTGTGATTGATGATATCACTTTGAGCCATGGAGCGGCCGGAACGGTAACTCTCGGCGCCGTGTCTATGCCGGCGGATGAAGGGTTCAATTCCGTGTGGCGGTCGGAGACCTGGAACAAGGTGACATTAAAGCAGCTGGCACAAGAAATCATGGCGCGCTACGGCATGGAAAAGCTTTTCTGGTACGGCGAAGAGCAGATTTTGGAGGCAGTAGAGCAGCAGAATGAAAGTGACAGTGCGTTCTTAAAGAACCAGTGCGATAAGCAGGGGCTGTGCCTAAAAGTATATAAAACGGGGATTGTGATATTCGACAAACGGCTATACGAGTCGCGGGGATTCAAGTACCTGTTTACGCGGTATGACACGGAGAGTATATCCTACAACCGTACGCTTTTCGGGACCTATACCGGCGGAGAGGTGAAGTATACAAAGAGCGGCGGGAAAGAGAGCGAAGCAAAGACGATTGATGTGACGGTGGGAACGCCGGAGAGATTGCTTAGACTGAATCAAAGTGTGCAGGATGAGGAAGAGGCAAGAAAGCTTGCGATTGCCCGCGTGAACGAGGCAAATGAGAAGGCGGAGACGGTGAGTTTAACCGTGATACCGCAGACAATTTTATATGCCTCGGACAATTTTTTTCTGGACCGCATGGGTGTGATGGACGGAAAGTATTTTACGCAGAGCGTGACGCACAATATAGGCGGCGGGAGATATAGCTGCACTGTGAGCGGATACAAGGTGTTCAACAGGCTGTGAAGGAGAAGAGGCAGTGGAAAATATAAGACTGGGAAGAATCAGTACATTTGACGCAGAGAGCGGCACGGCCTCGGTGTACTATCCGGACAGAGGGAAGAACGCCACAAAGAATTTCCCTATACTGGCGCCGTTTGGGATTGCGCAGAGATTTGAGAAGGAAGACCTGGTTATTGTGATGTATTTCTCAAACAGCGAAGAGAGCGGCGTAATTCTCGGCGGTGTTTCAGAATATGGGAGCGTGCCAAAAGCTAACATTGGGGTGAAAGACGGAGCACTGACGGCAGAGGCGGTTTCCGTTACATACACCGCGGGCGGAAAGCAAATTGACTTGAAAGAGTTGGCTGAGAAAGTGGAGGCAATGGGAGCGGAATGAAGGTTGGAAGCTGGGGAAATGTAATCCGCTTTCAGGTATCGGGTAACAAAGTTCTGACTTTCCAGAACGGAATGTCGAGAACAACCTCGGTGCAATACGAGACGCACAATATGCTATACGGCGCACCGCGGATGCAGTTTGTGGGTCCCGGAACGGAGACGGTGCGTTTTACGATGGAGCTACACGCGATGGTTTGCCGGAAGCCGGTGCGAGTAGAAAACGACATAAGAAGAGCGATGCTTAAAGGAGAATATTATCCGCTGATTGTGGGCGGGAAATGCATTCTGAAAAACGCACTGATCACATCTATGTCTACAAGCTACGATATCGTGATTGTAGACGGACGTATTATGTCGTTGAAGATAGACATTGAGATGAGCGACTATAACTAAGGGAAGCGGGCACGGAGACTATGAGAGCGGAATATAT